TAAGGAGGAAAACAACATGGCAAATAAAGACGCAGCCTTCGGGTTTAGACCTGTGGGTAAAGTGGGTCAGAATGCAGATAACGGTGGTTTATCCGAACATAATATCAACGCATCAGAGACTGTCATATATCATAATGATCTTGTAAAGATGAAAGCAGATCATGGTATAGAAGTAGCTGCTGCAGGTGGTAATGTTTTAGGTTCACTCAACGGAGTCTTCTACACTGACGCATCAACAAGTAAGCCTACCTTTTCAAACTATTCGCCAGGCAGTAATACTGCTGACGATATAAAGGGGTTTATATACGACGATCCTTACCAAAGGTTCGAATGTCAATCAAACAACAGCGGCGCTTCGCAAGCTACTGATATCAACAACTGTGCTGATATGGAGTATACTGCAGGTGCTGCACCGAATTACGTCTCCAAATCGGAGCTTGATGATTCTACAAACGCAGCGGGAGCAGCTACATTAAAAATTATGGGACTTTCAAGAGATCCTGATAATAATACTGTAGGTTCTGCAAACGTTAACTGGATTGTATCAATCAACGAGCACGAGTATGGTAAAGGCGTGAACGGTATCTAATAATAGCAGGAGGATAATAATATGGCTATATCAAGACAACAGCTCTCTAAAGAGCTAGAGCCAGGTCTGAATGCATTATTTGGACTTGAGTACAAGGCGTATGAAAATCAGCATACAGAAATCTTCGACAAAGAAAGTTCAGACAGAGCTTTTGAAGAAGAAGTAATGTTATCTGGTTTCGCAAACGCATCAGTTAAACCGGAAGGTTCTGGTGTTTCGTATGACAGCGCACAAGAAACTTACACAGCACGTTATACTCACGAGACAATTGCTCTCGCTTTTTCAATCACTGAAGAAGCAGTTGAGGATAACTTGTATGACAGTATCGCAAAGCGTTATACAAAAGCACTAGCACGTTCTATGGCTAACACAAAACAAATCAAAGCAGCTAACGTACTAAACAACGCGTTTAGCTCTTCTTACCTTGGTGGTGATTCAAAGGAGCTTTGTGCTACTGATCACAACACTATAGCGGGAAGTGTTAAAAACGAGTTAACTACATCTGCTGATTTAAGCGAAACGTCAATTGAACAAGCAATGATTGATATTGCGGCAATGACCGATGAACGCGGTTTTAAAATTGCTGCAAAAGGAATGAAACTAATCATTCCATCTGCTTTACAATTCACAGCTGAGAGAATTCTAAAATCTCCAGCAAGAGTTGGAACTGCAGATAACGATCTAAATGCGGTTAAATCTATGGGGATGATTCCTCAAGGTTATGTAGTGAATAACTACCTAACTGACACTGACGCTTTTTTCATTAAAACTGACGTGCCTAATGGTATGAAACACTTCGAAAGAGCAGCTATTAAAACTGCTATGGAAGGTGATTTCGACACTGGTAACGCAAGATACAAAGCAAGGGAAAGATACAGCTTCGGTTGGTCTGACTGGAGAGGTATCTTCGGATCACCAGGCGCGTAAGCGTTTTAAAACTAAACGTTTTAAAGGGGCCTTCGGGCCCCTTTTTTATTGCAAATAACACTTTAAAGGCGTATAGTCGTAACACTGCATACTTTTATAAATAGTCAGCATGGACTCATGCAGTAGACAATGTCTCGGACTATGTTGGCGGAAACGGAGACAAATAATATGGCTAATACGACTTTTCAAGGTCCAGTCAGATCAGAGAATGGTTTTAAAACTATTACTAAAAACTCTACAACTGGCGTAATCCAAGATAGAACTTTCGGAACACCTTCTAAAGATGCAAGGAGAGTTTATTTAGAGGAGGGGTTTTTACAAAGACCCGGTCTAAATGCAAACATCGACCAAGTATCTACAGTTGAAGTTCAGAGAGCTTTAAACAGAAACTGGGAAGCACTTGGAACTAACATGACAACTGCACTATGTACATTTGCTACAACTTCAGGTGGAGTTTTGGCAACAACAGCAGGTGCTGATCAAGACCAAGCAATTCTAACACCTCACTTAGACACTGCAGCCACAGCGTGGGCAGGAACTTTATGGGGAACTGAAAATTCAGTTCATTTTGAAACATCAGTTATGTTACCAGCACTTGATAACCAAAAAGTTTGGGCAGGATTAAAGTTAACTAATGATCAATTAGTTGCAACTGATGCTAACCAAATCTTTTTCAAGTATCAAACAGATGCTACAAACTCTGAAGCATTTGATGATTACAGCTACTGGCACTTGGTGCACTCAATTGGTGGCACTGATTACATCAGTCAAATACCAGTTACTGTTGCAGCAAATACGCCTTATCATTTAAAAATAGAAATAGATAGCGACAGAAAAGCTGCTATTTTTGTAAATGGTATTCAGTATAATGTAACAACTACTTCTGGTTCAACTGGTGGTACAGCAGTAACAGCGGGTACTACTAAAACAGCAGCACTAACTGACGATATAGATTTAATTCCTTACGTTGGAATTGAAGCAGGTGCAGCCGCGGCAGAGGCAGTTAACTGTCACTACGTAGCTTGTAGTAGAAACGTTTACGAATAAAAATAAATAACTTTATGTGGAGCGGGGGCTTCGGCCCCCTCTCTCTAACGGAGGAAAAATAAAATGGCAGACGCAGTAACAAGTCAAACATTATCTGATGGTGACAAAACAACTGTAATGAAATTTACAAATGTATCTGATGGGACAGGTGAATCATCAGTTAAGAAAGTGGATGTATCCGCATTAACAGCCGATCAAGACGGCAATACTTGTACAAGAGTTTCTATACAACAAATTTGGTACTCTATATCTGGAATGCGTATAGATCTAGAATGGAACGCTTCTTCTAATGTCAAAGCAATTATGCTAGGCGGTGGAGTAGCTTTAGAACCAACTGTAGGACACCTTGATTTTAGATCTTTTGGTGGACTTAAAAATACAGAAGCATCTGGAGTTGATGGTGATATTGATTTAACTACACTACACCATACAAGTAATGACCATTATACGATTATTTTAGAGCTAAAGAAAAAATACACGTAAGGAGGTAGTCTAATATGGCAAACACTACTTCAGGAACAGTAACGTTCGACAAAACTTTTTCAGTGGACGAAGTAATTGAAGAAGCTTACGAAAGAATTGGTATTCAGGATTTAACTGGTTTTCAGTTAAAATCTGCACGGCGTTCTTTGAATATTATGTTTCAAGAATGGGGTAATAGAGGACTGCAATACTGGGAAGTTGCAGAAACTAATATTGACCTTATTGAAGGCCAAGCGGAGTATACTTTTTATAGAGCCAGTGGCGACGGTACTAGCTCAGTAACTGTAGCTCCTGCAGACGTTTATGGTGTTGCTGATGTATTAGAAGCAACATATAGAACAGGTCGAACAGCTACCAGTCAATCTGATACAGCTTTAACTAAAATTAATAGATCAACTTATTCTTCTATTGCAAATAAATTGACGAAGGGAACACCTACTCAATATTTTGTTCAGAGATTAATCGATAAAACTACAGTTACTTTTTACCCAACACCTGATTCAACAGCGGCATCAAAAGACGCACATATATATTATGTGAAAAGAATACAGGACGTAGATGATTATACAGATGCAAATGATGTACCTTATCGTTTTGTACCTTGTATGGTATCAGGTTTAGCTTTTTATCTATCTCAAAAGAATAAACCAGAATTAACCCAACAAACAAAGTTATTGTACGAAGATGAATTGAATCGTGCCTTAGTAGAGGACGGCTCATCAACTAGTACTTATATAACGCCACAGAGTTATTATCCAAATGTCTAATTTTGCAAGAGGTAAATACGCTAAAGCGATATCAGATAGAAGCGGAATGGCTTTTCCTTACAATGAAATGGTGAAGGAATGGGATGGTATGTTTGTGCATAAATCAGAATATGAACACAAACACCCACAACTAGAAACTAGAGCACATAAAGCAGATGCGGTTGCTCTACAGCACGCAAGACCTACAAGAACAGAAACAGATGCTCCTAATTTATTAAACACCAACCCCTTTAAAACAGGTACATCAGGTACAAGCGCAATTACCGTGACAGAGACAAGTCATGGAAGATCAAGCAGTGATACAGTTAGATTCAGAGATGCTGTTAGTTTTGATGGTATAACAGCCACAAATATAAATAGGTCAGCTGGGTACACAATAACAAAGGTTGATGATGATAGTTATACATTCACAGTATCGACAGATACTGCAACAACTGGTAATACTAATGGAGGAGGATACCGATCATACGCTGGTCCGGTAACAATAACAGCATGACAACATACGCAGAACTAGTAACACAAATTAGAGCTTATACAGAAACAGATGATAATGTCCTTACAGACACTATTGTTAATGATATGATTGAACACGCTGAAGAACGTATATTTAGAGATGTTGATTTAGATGTATTTAGACAAACAAAATACGCAACATTAACTTCAGGTGATGCGTTTGTTACATTACCTGGAACAACTTTAAATGATTTTTCACTTATTCGTTATTTTATGATCTATCCTGGTTCTGGTACACAAACTAGAACACTTTTACAAAAGAAAGATGTTTCATTTATGAATGAGTATTTCCCTGTTAGGGAAACCACAGGCACACCAAAGTTTTATGCTTTGTGGGACCATGATACAGTTTACTTAGCACCAACACCAGATGCAGCATATAAAATTGAATTGGCTTTTAATAGTCAACCAACAGGACTTTCTTCTAGTAATACTACAAGCTGGATAGGGACTAATGCACCAAGGACTTTATTATATAGTTGTTTAGTAGAAGCCTTTAAGTTTTTAAAACACCCAGACATGGTACAAATGTATGAACAGTCTTATAATCAATCAATGCAAACATTGGTTGCTGAAGAAATGGGCAGGGGTAGAAGAGATGAATATATGGATGGTGTTCCAAGAATGCCAATACCATCACAAGAACCATAAGGAGGAAAAATAAATGGCTATAACATCTGCAATATGCAGCACTTTTAAACAAGAGTTATTGAAGGGGAACCATGACTTCGATGGTGGAGCTACTTATAAAATAGCTCTTTATACATCGGGAGCGAGTATGGGTGCTAGTACAACAGCATATTCGACATCTAGTGAAGCTTCAGGAACAGGATATACAGCAGCAGGAGAAACTTTAACTAGTCCAGCTGTCGCATTATCTTCGACTACTGCTTACATAGATTTTGCTAATGCAACCTGGTCAACTTCTTCATTTACAGCAAATGGAGCTTTAATATATAGATCAGATGGTAGTGCACCAACTAATGATGCAGTTTGCGTTATTGCGTTTGGAGGAGACTATACATCTACAAATGGAACGTTTACTATTCAGTTTCCAGCTGCAGCCGCATCTACAGCATTACTGAGATTGGCGTAAATAGATGGCGTTTGTAATAAACGATAGAGTTAAAGAGAGCTCAACCACAACAGGCACAGGTGCCTTTTCTCTTGGTGGCGCTGTTTCTGGTTTTGAAGCTTTTTCAGCTGGAATTGGTAACAGTAATGTTACCTATTATGCAGCCGTTCACCAAACAGAAGATGAGTGGGAAGTTGGAATTGGAACACTAGATAGTGATAGCTCTGATTTAACCCGTACAACAGTTTTAACTAGTTCTAACAGTGATAGTGCGGTTGATTTTGCCTCAGGTACAAAACATATTTTTTGTACAATGCCAGCAAGCAAGATTGCTTATCAAGATAATAGTGGAAATTTCATTATAGGTACTGATGCTGCAGGCACAGACTACAATTTAACATTCAAAGGTGAAGATAATGACGGTGTTTTCACATGGATGGAAGACGAGGATTATTTTAAATTCTCTGACGAAGTCTTAATGAACAGTACTGAAAAGTTATTGTTTGGTGATACAGGTACTTATATA